AGCCCTGCTTCATAAAACTAAAACTATTCTTTTCCATCAGTCCTCCCCATAAAAAATGTTTCTTATTTTAACATGTTTTTTATTTATGTCCAAAACATCATCTCTTTCAGCTAACTCCTCAAGAAATATTTCCTTTGCTTCTTGTTGTGTTTCAGCCTTTATAAAATCATATTTTCTTATTGGTACATCATAAGCTATGTGAAATCCCATCATTTTTAACTCCTATACTATTAAAATAAAGTCAATATTGTCATCAACGAGTTCATGATACTCTTCTTCTGTAATGAAGTCAACCACTAGCATTTGTTTTAAGCTACTAAAACTTACATCAACCTCAAGTTCTCTTGCTCCATCATCATTAAACTTTAACTGACTACCCAAATCATTCTCTGATAGGAACTTGTTAAGTCCTTTTAGGGTATAGTCCTCGCCATTAATTGTTCTGCGTTGCAATAACGCGGTCTTAAATATATACATTATTTCTCCTTTAAATAAAATAAAACTTTCTCTATTGACTCTATTGTATCACCTAACTGACCAATAGACCTATTACATTTGTTACATAGCACACCCCTAAAGTCCATAGTAGCATGGCAGTGGTCATAACACAACTGTTCTTTGCTACCACATACTTCGCACTTATCACTACTAGCCATTCTTTTTTTATATTCCTCTAGGGTTATACCGTACACTTTTTCTGCATAGTATTTTTGTCTTGTGCGTAATATAGATACACTATTTTTACTACGCCATTTTGCATCTCGCTTACACTCACAAGGTTTGCATAGGTTCTTTCTTCCGTAAAGACCTCTTACTTCCTTTACAAACCCTTGCAGTTCTTCTTCAGTTGTAGCAGTTACATTACAGTCTTTACAGGTTCTCATTAGTCCTTCTCCTCTGGATAGTCAGCTTCTTCACCAAACACATCATCAATTTCATCTGGTGTGTGTGTATCAAAGAAACCTATTTCAATACCATCATAATTTAAAAGTAGGTATCTAGGTAAGCCATAGCATTTAGCAATTTTCTGTGCTATTGATTTATCAAACCAACCATACATTAAACCACTCACTATAGTATCTTTGATACCCTCATAGAAATCTTTTTCTATATCAATTACATTCATACTAGCTCCTATATAGTTTAAAGTTAGCTCTATTAAAGTTTAATCCTAGACCTTGATTATCTGAATAGATATTAAACTTCTTTATCACATCTCTTTTATAAGTCTTTAATCTAAATTTAAAACCTACAATATTAAAATGATAAAACTTTTTCTTAGGTGTTGCATTGTCTCTATATAACTTCTTCATATGACCTCCCAGTCTTTTATTATTATTTTCGCATAATCATTATGCGGATTATCTTACTACGCACCCAACATGGAACGCACTTACATCTTCACCCGTTGGTAGTAATTTATTAGCACCACCTTTCTCTGCTACATAATCACACCACGAGTTCCACCAGTATACCGTACCTTGCTTCTGTGTCAAGGCAACATACGCTTTTATTTTTTTCATTCTTAATTTTTCATTCTTTAAACTTTTTGGAATTGTTACATCTTTTTGAGCCATACCAAGCCTGTTTAAATTATGGCTATCCAAACAAGCCACATCAAAGCCTAACATTTGACATATGAAGGAAGCCTTGACTGTATTTAGCCCAGGAATTTCATAGAATAATCTTACAGCTTCAGTAATTGTATCAACATTAGTTAGAGATTTCTTTTTTAATTCTTGAACACCCCAAAATAATTGACCAATATTTTCTTGTGCATATTTAAGCCCATCTCTTTTAGAACCAAATAAATATTTACTTTCAAGCCCATTTAAATCTATATCATCTAATTGCATTGGACTCGTACTTAAAGCCTGTTGAATTGTACTAAATGTAAATGTAATCACATCTAATAAACCTTTTTGAGTTTTAAGCGCATGTTCTGAAATTATCATTGCATGTGTGTTATACATTTTCTTACCTCCATATTTTAAATTTCTCTTTTCGCATAATCATTATGCCAATTTGAATTGCTAATTTTTCCTGTCTTAATCAATTCATAGGTATATTATGCCATAGATTGAGCCTATTGTCAAGCTAAAGGGGTATTACGGGCTATATTGTTAATTAGTCAAGCCTTAGTATCAGTTAATAGATAAAGAAGGCTTAAAGGGGATATATGGAACTCTAAGGAATAAAGGAACGCCCACAAAAAACCCCTAATTAAAGGGGCGTTCTTGTTGGGTTGGTGCGGTCTTACTTCTTGTTAGCCCTCTTTTTAGTCACCGTTGTCATTAGTTTTGTTAAGTGGGCTATATGGAGCTTTTGTTGGTCGGTTGGCATAGACATAAACGCTTTGTCATGTCCCTCATCAAAATAAACCCTCTTAGTTTCCAGCTTTAAAACCTTGTTTGCCTTAGCTTGTGCGGTTTCCTTCTTAGTGACTAGCTTACCAACCTTCGCACCGCCTTGTTTTGGCATTGGTACTTTCATTATTGCGGTTTGCTTAGAGCCTAACCCCTGCAATGATAAGTTTATATCTAATACCTTACACAGTGTGGCAATAGTAGTCTTTAAACTAGCGGTCTTATGTCCCTTAGCCTTCAAGCCTTCAGCCGTTTCAGCTATTATTTCATAACCCTTTATTGTTTTGTTTTCATTCTTACCATTAGTAAGCATTGATTCAGCCCATAAAGTTAATTCAGTTGTGTTTTTATCATGTGCTATTACAAGATTAACGCCCTTGTTTGCGTGTGTAGATAGTTTTTTCATTGTGTTTCCTTTTATTTTATATCTTGAATCGGTCAAGTCCGTTAAGTTTTTAATTAACTTGATTGCATTATGCCATGAGTTATAATTATTTGTCAACTAAAAACTAATCTAATTTACATTTATTTTTAAATCTCGCATAATCATTATGCCAAATACCACAATCACTGACTCTTATTCTCCACTATTTGCCACTAATTGCCATTATTAGAGTTGCATAATTGCCACAAATTGCCACTAATTGCCACTAATTGTCCATTTTCGCACATGTACCGCCACGGGGGGACCCCTGCGGAGCAGTCCTAGTTTTATATAGTGACTCAATAGCACATGAGATGAAGTTTGGACCTAACAAAAATAGAACTTAACTAATCCAAAGCTAGCAATTCATAGCCATTTGTAGTTTATTTACAACAATGCCTTGCTATTATAGGAAAAGGATGGTATAATTAGGGTATAGGACCTCCCTTTTTATAACAGGACAAAGGCAGAATGGAAAAGAAGAAATCAGGTAACCCTAACTTTTATAAAGGGATGCCTTCCGCTAACCCAGCAGGTAGAACAGTAGGGTCAGTGAACAAGTATACAGCATTAAGTAGGGAAGTATTATCAGCTAAAGGACCAGAGATAGTTGACAAGGTAATAGAACTTGCCTTAGCTGGAGATAGACATTGTTTAAAGATGTGTATGGATAGAATAATACCAGCACACAAAGCAGTAGAGATTAAACACGAGCATAGAGACTTAGGAATTAATATTATTGTAGAGTCTGTAAAGGCAATACATAAGATTGAAGAGGAAGAACAAGAAACATTTGAAGGTGAAGTAACAGAGGCTATAGATGGCTGATATTAATGTTTCCCTTCATGATGCTCAGATGGAGATATTTAAGTCTAAGGCTAGATTTAAAGTTATATCAGCAGGTAGAAGGTTCGGTAAGTCAAGACTAGCTGCATGGGTGTTATTAATAAAAGCACTACAGAGTAAAAGTAAGGATGTGTTTTACGTTGGTCCTACATTCCAACAGTCGAAAGACATTATGTGGGGTATGTTAAAGGAATTAGGCAGAGATGTTATTAAAGCTGCCCATGAAAATACAGCAGTATTAACTTTAATCAACGACAGAAAGATATATTTAAAGGGAAGTGACCGACCAGATACTCTAAGAGGCGTAGGACTAGAATATGTCGTTTTAGATGAGTACGCTTCTATGAAGCCTGAAGTGTGGGAAATGATTTTGAGACCTACACTTGCAGACGTAAAGGGTGGTGCTATGTTTATTGGTACACCTGCTGGTAAGAATCATTTTTATAAGTTGTTCATGGAAGCTCAGGGAGAAGATAGTGATTGGGAAGCGTTTCAATATAACTCTACAGACAATCCCCTCTTGGACCCAAAGGAAATACACGCTGCTAAAAGCAGTATGTCTACCCAAGCCTTCCGTCAAGAGTTTGAAGCTACCTTTGAATCGTTCAGCGGTGGAATCTTCAAGGAAGAATGGATTACATACGTTGATGATGAGGCAGACTTTAAGGAAAACACTATAGGTCACTACGTAGTATCGGTTGACCCTGCGGGTTTTGAAGCAGCAAGTAAGGAAAGAGGCTTAAAATCAAGCAAGTTAGATGAAACAGCAATATCAGTAGTAAAGATTGTAGGTGATGAGTGGCTAGTTAAGGATATTTACCACGGTAGGTGGGGAATTAAGGAAACAGCCAACAGAATACTAAATGCTGCAATGGATTGTGAGGCTTCAACAGTAGGAATAGAAGCAGGTGCGTTAAAAAACGCTATCATGCCCTACTTAGAAGATGAAATGAGAATTAAAGGCAGGTGGGTTAACATAACAGATGTAACTCATGGCGGTAAAAGAAAGATAGATAGAATTACGTGGTCTCTACAAGGTAGATTAGAGCATGGTAAGATAAAGTTTAGGAAGGCGGACTGGAACCAGCATTTTATTTCCCAGATGATGGACTTCCCTTCACCTTTAAGCCATGATGACTTACTTGATAGTCTCGCTTATATAGACCAAGTAAGTGTAGCAGACTTTGCAAGCAGTATAGAGCTGGATGAAGAATGGGAACCTATGGATGCAGTAGCAGGATATTAATTTATGGAAGATAAAGATTATTCAGGACCACATAGCCAGTTAAGAGAATGGGTATTAGACCGTGTAGACACTTGGGAACAACACAGAAACTCTAATTACCTATCTAGTTGGGATGAATACTATCGTCTATGGCGTGGTACGTGGGCAGAGGAAGATAAAACTAGAATGTCAGAGAAGAGTAGACTTATCTCTCCGGCTACATCACAGGCTATTGAAGCTACAGTAGCAGAACTAGAGGAAGCTACCTTTGGTGGACACCGTTGGTTTGATATTGAAGATGATATGTTAGACCAGAACCCACAAGACGTGGAATACATACGTAATCTACTACATGAAGATTTAAACAAAGATAAAGTAAGAGATGCCATTGCTGAGTGTTTACTCAATGGAGCTATTTATGGTACAGGCATTGGTAAAGTAATTGTAGAAGATAAAATGGAGATAGTAGCTTCTGAGGTACAAGTACCCGGAACAATGACTACTCAAACACAAATACAGGAAGTACCTTATGTTTGTGTTAAACTAGAAGCTATATCACCTAAAGAATTTTGCATTGACCCTACAGCCACTAGTATTGATGAGGCATTAGGCGTTGCACATATAACTATTAAGCCTCGTTACCTTATAGAAAAGGGAATGAAGGATGGTGTTTACACTGATATGCCATTAGGAAGCTTTGATAAAGCAGACTTTGGTTTTGATGAAGAGTTTGATAGCATATCTTATGAAGATGATAAAGTAAAGATTTGTGAATACTGGGGATTAGTTCCTAAGCGTTTCCTTAATAAGAACGCAACAAATGAATCATTTGATTATGATGATGATGA